TTCGCTTCTGAATATAGTTGAGGATAATTAGCTTGAGTATTAGTAACGGGATTTAATATAAATTCTTGAGCTAAATAAGGAACTTCATACCATCTAAAACCTGTAACTTGATCGTATACATTAAGTATTTCGATAATGTTAGTATCTTGTATAGTTCTGATAGAAAATCTTTCTGCTGCTCCAAAAGATAGATTTACTGTTTTAACTTGTCCGGATAGTGCTTGTGTTTGCTTTTTTAATAGATACGTATTAGGATTTCCGTTGCCGTCTGTTGTATATACAGAAATTTCTGTTGTATCAATAGAGGAAGATAAATTAAAGTTTACTCTATTTGGACAGTAAAAATAATTAGAGCCGTTAATATTTGATCTAACTTGCATACCCTCTTCAATAATCATTGCATAGTTAAAATTTGGAGCGTAGCTAGAGCCTGAAGATGGTATTTGTTGATATACGTCCAGTGTTGTAATAGCTGCAGAAGTTACTTTGGGTCTATAGCCCATCATATAAGCTAACGTATATAGATTATTAGTCTGCTTTGCATACTCTAGAAAGTTTTCTTGAACTTGATTATCTAGGTAAAAAGATAGGACATCTCCTACATAGGAAGCCATCTCAATAAACATCGTACCGGGAGAGGATGTGGAGAAGTCGTTGTAGGACTGAGGATAATAAGCTTTAGCGTATTCAATTAACGCAGTTCTAAACGTATTAAAGTCCTTATTTAAATATGTTATATTCTTATTAGCCATTTAAACTTATTGTTATATTATCAGATTCACCTGTATTACTAATTGTGTACGAAAACTGAATTGTTAGTAAGTTTTGATCAGGTTTTCCTCCAAAGGTTAGTTCTGTAATAACTACGTTCGGGAAGTACTGATTCACTCCTGTTCTTATTTGAGTATCTAAGCTATCAATAGTATCTTCTGTTATTTGCTCAAATACCTTACCCCTTATGTTTGCTCCAAAGCTTGGATTAAAAATTCTTTCGCGCTTATCAGTAAGTAAGAAATTAATAATATTATACTTTAGCTGCTGCTTTGTTGTATATACTGTTTGAAATACTGCAGGCGTATTAAACGGTAAAGCAACTCCAACCCCCGTAGAGGTTCTCAAATCGAGTACGTTTATCTGTTTTAAATTATACGCCATTTATATTATTCGTTTATACCCATTTTTGCCATCATGTGAGTGAAGTCAGGAACTGCATTAATTTGAATTGCTTCTAAATTAGATCTTCCCTTTGCAGATGCAAACATCTCTCCTACTGATTCTACAATAGGAACGTCTCTTTCTACTCCCTCTCCATTCAAATCTCCAAATTCATCCATAGTCATAGATTGAGCCGTCTCAGCAAGTAGGCTATTTAACGGATTGCCTGGGGATAATACAGGAGCGATTGGTTTAGGTATAGATCTGTTCATAGTAGCAGGAACAGTTGGTTTTGCTATAGGTCTTGTTGATTCTACAATAGTTTGCTGCCCCTTATTAGCCATGATAGCTTCTTTAAGGATTCCAGCTAATTCTTCTTGGAATACAGCTTTAACCTCTTCGCGGATTAACTTTCTAAATGCGTCTAAATTTGCCATATGTTATAAATATTTTGTTTACTTGTTTTTACGTTCTTTTGCTCTATCAATAAAATTAGTAACAGGATTTTTTGATTTTTCTTTAGTTACCTGGTTTTGTGCGTTTGTTGAATATTCAGCGGTCGTTGATCGTGACTTTTGTTTAAATTGTTCGCCGCCTGGTAAGCTACTTAAGAAACCGCTAATATTCATGTCCTGCGCAACAGAAGCGCTCTCTTGAGCAGATGTATTTATATTTAAATCGTTTTCTGCTATATCGTTACTATTTAAGAAATTAATAGATTGTGCAACTGTATCTAGAGCTGCAGCGTCTAGTATACCTTGTCCCGTAGATACTAATCCGAGAGCTAATAACCTTTGCTGTACCTCCGCTATGATTACTGCTGAATTTGTTGCGAAAGTTAAGTCTGATTGAGTTACTAGCTGTCCGTCTGGTGCTAAAGCAATACCCCTTCTACGCTTATTTGCGATTTCTTTATCAGTTACTTCCTCGTCTACTATTCTAATATCGTATATTCCAAACATTGCAGTATTCGGATCTGTTTTAGAATCATAGTTATTTAAGTATTCTAATAGTTGATCTCTTAAATCTACTAAAGCTCCTCTAGTTTCTTGTAACTCTGCAAGAACATCAGAATCTTTTACTGCTTCACATACTTCTAAATTAGTAAGTACTCTATCTAATCTAATTAAAAGTTCGTTAGCATTTGTTACAAGGTATCGTATAAAAAGTAACAATACGCTTAATAGAGCGTTTACAGCTTTTAAAATTCTATCTACACCTTGAGTCTCGTCTTTAGCTGCATTCTTAGCACTCTCAAGTCTACTAATTGTACCCGTAGTTTGAGATATAGCAGGGATTGGGGCAAAGGAAATGAACTGTATAACGAACTTAAATACCTTATTGAATATTAACGCAATTTTAATTATAAACTGGCCGAGGCTTAATATACCTTGTATTTGTTTTCCGATTTTAATAAAACCTCTAATAGAGTTGTTTATCTCTTTTAGGGTAGGTATAATTTGAGTAGGATTTAAAAAGTCGCTTAGCTTTTGTATTTCTTCTCTAACATTTACACCTAACGCATTAGCGGCTAAACTTAGCGCAGATTTAAAATCTAAATTCTCGACAGTAACACATATCGAACGTACCTGGTTTATTTTAGTAATTAACTTTTGAAGGTCTTCATTCGGTATGTTTCTATAATCACTATACTTGTTAATTATACCTGTAAAATCGTTTAGAAAATTTAAGCATCCTCCTAATCCTGGTACGGTAGATAAAATCGTCTGTTCTTCTGCGCTAAAAATAGAATTAGGACCAGAGAAGGTATCGGTTAAATCTTTAATTGACCGCATTAAAAAATATATGTTATATTTCTGTACTGCTGTACCTCCTTGGATAGGTGCTCCTGTTTTATCAACTGCTTCTTGAGGAGGTAGTGCATTTGGGCCGACGCCTACGTAAGAGCCAATAAATTCATTAGGATAAGCTAAATACTTATCAATAAACTTGCGTATCTCTCCGCATTGATCTTGTATATAGTAGAGATAACTAGCTGGCGGTTGCCAGGGTCCGTTAGGCGGGTTACGCGGTTTCTTCTTTAAATTAATCATATCAGTTAAAGAAGCGATTATATTACATAAGTCTAATTCTGCAAGTAAATCTAATGCGTTAAATAATCCAGCGGTAAGTAAATTCTCTCCCTGTCCCGGAGGTTTAGGGTCGGGGGTTTTTTGTGTGAAATTATAACCTACTTTAGAATCGGTAATTCTTTCAGAAGCTTTACCGACTGAAGGCTGTTGATTATTAACACCCCAAAGTATCTTATTAATACCTACCTGCAACTTACCTACAAGCTTTGCAGTATTTTTTACTAACGTAATTAAGGGGCGCGCTATATTACTTGTTCCTGCCATTATCTACTAAATGTTGTTTTAGATACACACTTGGTACTTATTTTACTACTAACGGTCTTAGCAGTGTTTTCTAATACTGTGGCAGTCTGAACGATTAGGGGAAATGAAGATGCTAAATCTTCTGAATCTAATTCTTTTAAAGCTGTTGCTAAATTTGCTATAGCTTGAAATATAAATCCTAACTGTATAGCAGTTGAAGTACCTAGCATTATAGGTTCTCCTATTCTTTCTGCACGGTAGCCTAATTCGATTTTACGAGAAGTTATAATAGTTCTCTCGTTAGCGTCTACAGTAAAGGTATTAGGAGAAGAAATAGCTACTCCTTTTTTACCGAACAGAAATATAAAGTCATCGTAAGAGTGTATAATTACTCTTCCGGAAGTTACAATAGCCTGATTGCCTACATATGGAAATTGAGGAGTATACATTTTTATAAGATATTTTTACTAATACGTTCATCCTGTGCTGCTGCTGATATAGTATCTGTACTTGTTAGTTGTTGTTGAATCGGAATACTGTTTGTTCTAAGACTAATACCCTGTGCTGGTACACTCAAGCTTGTTAGACTAAAATTTGCCAAGTCGTCGATTTTTATCTGCTGTCCTGCTGTCAAATAGATAGAAGAAGGGTCTCTATTTATATTTTCTACTGTAGGAAACCAGGGTATATCGTTTTCCTGTCTTCCTTGTCCGTTTCTAATGATAGTAATAGGACTTCCAGCAGAACCGGTTACAGACCAGTAATTTTCATTTCTCGTTATTTCAGATGTAGATCCGAATCTAATCGAATTACCCCATCTTCCCTCTATAGTTACATCTCCTGTGAATTGTCTTAGAGATTTAATATTACTCTGTTCAGGAAAATTTGGACCGAGAGGAAAGACTAAGGATCCTGTTGCAGATGTATTTATTGCTTGATTAGTTTGATTACTATCTTCATAACTTCGTTCTATAGTACTAATATATTCTCCGTAGTCTCCTAAATCAGGAAATGCATTATGATGGCTAGCGTTCCATAAGTTATAAGGAGCAGTGTAAAAGTAATCTCTTTGACCTCTACTTTCATTCATACCTAAACCTGGTCCTGGAACTATCCATACAAGTTCGCTTTCTAGAGGAATATGTTTAAGAGCAGAATCAATAGGTCTTGCAGTGACATTACTACCGCCTTCTAAGGTACTACTCTGATTGCTGTTAAGTATTTGAAAAGTAATAACTCCGAGGTCAGTCGGGTTTTTGTAGTATTTATCTGGTATACTTGTTCCTAAAAGATTAGGTCCTTGCACTACGTGTGTAACTCTAGCTATAAATTGTCCACTAGTAGGCCCTTTTAAAGGAGTTTGAGTTTGAGATTGCTGGAACTCTGCTGGGGATATATTGAAAGGCGCCATACTATTTACTTGAAGGTAATTCTCTTATTGGTAATTCTTCTACTGTAGTCTTCTGAATATCACTAAACAGTAATTCGAGATCCTTATCACTTAAGCCTCCTTGGCTAGCATCAGTACCGGCTTGGCCGCCTTTCTGTAATATAGAGGCAAGCTTTACGAGAGCGTCGTCATTCTTAACATCTATCTCTAGGTATTCTTTAATTAAAGGAACCACTATAACAGCGTTTCCAACCTCTTCTCCAACCATTTCAGTTAATTGGCTGATTAGAGTCTTAATCTGAGATTGCTTGTTTTTATGGTTCTTAATTACATCTTGTACTAGATCAGAGTATTTCTTTCCGTCGTATAATTCAAAATCGAGATTCATAATACTATTTTAAATAAATAGCTAGCTTGAATAAATGTCAATTTCAGTACCTTCTTCGAGGTATTGATTATGCATTTCTCTGTAAATTTCTTTTAAGACCTTTATTACCTTAGTAATCACAGGAGTAGGAGCATCAGTAATCTCCTTTATGTATATGAAGAGAGCTTTCTTATTAAAAATATCTATACTCTCTCTTCTCTTGAATAGCTCTAAAATAGCATCTCCAACCCTAGCCTCTTGCGGTTTTGGAAAAAGCTCTAGAAGATTATCATCAACTTCTTTAATGTATAGGTCGATAAAATTAACTTCTTCGAAAAGATCTGGTTGTGTTAATAGTAGTTCGTTTGTGATCGTCTTATCTGTATCTACTTCTTCGACGTTAGCCTTACCTTTTAACCTCTTATAGTTATTATTATTATAGACGATTAGATAGCGTTTTGCAATAGTACCGAAATAAGAGTAAGCTTTACCTTTATCTTGATTATATAGGTGTAGCTTCTCTAAAAGGAAGGCTATTACCTCGTGCTTTAATTCATTAATATTATCTACCTCGGTGTAGTAGAATTTAAAAGTATGAATGATATTTTCAGCCAACTTATAAAACGCGTAATAAATCTTTTCATTGAATATTTTATTTCTGATTGCAGGGGAGGTCTCTAGTCTATAATCTAGAATAGCCTGTTGAGTATCTAAGGTAAAGTAATCTATCGACTTCTTTGGCCTTCTTTTTCTAACTTTTCCATCCTTTGTAAGTGTAACTTCCGCTTCTTCGACTTTGAAAATATCTTCAACCATTATCGCTTATTAAATTGATTTAAACCCTCTTGGACTGCTTTTAGATTTTGAAATACCGTCTGTAATTCTTTATCGCTTTCCATCCAAATCTTATCGTCAAGATTTTTAAGTGCTTTATCTGATTCACCGATCAGTTGCTGTAAGCCTCCTATGAAGTTAGCTTGAGCAAGAACAGTGACTTCTAGTTTTCGATTCTTATTAAAGAGATTGTAAATTACCCAACCTACAATAGTCGCTATCCAAATGAATAGCATAATTAATCCTAGTACCATATTATAATCCTTTTAGTGCGTTTAATAATCCCGGGTTTCCTTTAGCTACATTTGCTAATTTAGCAGACTCAGCTTTTTGCTTAAACTGTGTCGGTGTAGACGCTTTCACTTCCTTCTTAGTGGGTAATCCTACTTTATCAATCCACTCCTTCTCCCACTCCACTCTTGCAGCTAAAATATCTGCTTGATGTAAGATAAGAGGTAATGAACATCTCATTTTAGATTCATTTTGACTAGAGATTAGGTAAGCTTTGTTACCGTCGTCGTATAAGCCGTCATGAGTTTTAATTGCTGTCCATTCGTTAAATGTAAGCTCTATACCTGCTTGTTGCAATATAAATAGCGAACTGTCTTGGATCGGAATAAAAGCTAATTCCGTATTTGGCTTATAGATAGCGCCTTGATTTTTCACGTGCCATTCAGAATCGTTAGGGAGATAAGCTGGTTGACCGTCTCTACCTAATTTACCTAAGTCGTGATTAATTGCTGAAAATACTAATTCTTCTGTAGAGAAATTAATAGTAGCGCCCATATTATCCCATAACTTAGTCACTTTTATAGCAGCTTCTACTACTCTATTTACGTGATCTACATATCCACCTGGAAATGCATTATGGTAAGAGGCTCTAGAAGAAGCGGGTGCGAATGCGAGATTATCTTCTTGAGATTGATATAAAGCTAGTAACTTGGTAGTTCTAGGTTCTGAAATATAAGTTTCAATATTAGAGTAAAATTGCTCTAAATTAGCT